ATTCCCTGAAATTTCTGCCGTGTCTGCTTATGGTGGTGAACAATTAGATCCGCCTCAATTTGGTAGAGTTGCTATTTCAGTTTATTTAAATGATGATACGCAAATCATATCTTCGACTTTATCTAATTCTTATCTTGCTTATTTAAAAGAAAGAGCACCGTTAGGAATTGAACCTATCTTTAAACAAACAGAATTCGTTTATGCCGATACAACGGTGGTTGTAAATTACAGTCAAAAGAATACTGAAAAGAGTGCTGCTGAATTGGAATCGCTTGTAAGAACAGCAATTCAAAAATATTCAGATGATAACTTAGAAGGATTTGATAAAACATTAAGATCATCTAAATTGGCAGCTAAGATTGACGATTTGGATGTTGGCATATTAAGTAGTGAAATATCTATATGTCCTATTATTGAATATTCACCACCTCTTAACTTTAATACAAATCCAACATTTAGATTTGAAACGAATCTTATTCGACCTTATGCTTATCAGGCCGCGAATGGATTTACAACTTTTAAACCTGCGATTAAGTCTTCACCATTTGATATAGCAGGTACTTGTGTATTCTTCCAAGATGATGGTATGGGTAATATTATGATCATTACTGATGAAGCAACAAACCCACAGGTTATTAATCCAACCGCAGGTACAGTTGATTATACTAAAGGTGAAGTTAAGTTAACAAACTTTAAAGTAGAAAAGTATACAGGCAGTGCAATTAAAGTATCTGCTAAAACAGTCGATAACGACATTGCTGCTCCAAAGGGACGTGTGTTTATATTAAGAGATACAGACGTTAAGGTTGTAATGGATTTGGAAGAGTTTCAAACTCCAAAAGCAACTCAGTCAGCATCAAGTTATTAATAAGAGAGAAAAATAATGCCTCAGGGTGAAATCGAAAAAAATCTATCGCTTTTCATTAAGAATCAGTTCCCCGCTATTTACAGGGAAGACGGACCTGAGCTTGTTAAATTAGTTGAAGAGTATTATAAATGGTCTGAGACCCAAGAAAACCAGCACATTTATCAACAAAGAAGATTTTACGAAACAAGAGATATAGATTCTACTTTAGAGAGTATGATTATATTCTTTAAGAAAAAGTTTCTTGCTGACCTTCCGCTGAAAGGCGATATCATTAAATTTATTGTTAAAAACATTCTTGATCTATATCGTTCAAAAGGTACCGCTCGAGGTATTGAATTATTCTTTGCTATATTTTATCAAGAATTTGAAATTGAAATTGTGTATCCTGCTGAAAAGATGCAAAAGGTATCTGACTCAGAATGGAAGCAAGGCGTATACCTACAAATGTTTCCTAATAATAATTTCTTTACTTCAAAGACAGGAAAGGAATATGAGTACTTAGATTTATTAGCAAGAAACATTGAAGGATCTGTAAGTAAGGCAAAAGCGTCAGTAAGATCAATTAACTTCTTTATTTTAAATGGTATTAAAACTCCTGTCATATATCTCGATGGTATTCAAGGTACATTTAATAAGTACGAAGATATTCTTTGTAATATAAGCGGAGAAGTAATTAACTTCGGCAAAACAAACGGATCTCTTTCAAAGTTTACTATTGTTGATAGATCTGATGTCGGTGCAAGAAGAAAGAATATTCCTGGTAGAGAAATTGGTGAAATTCTTAATGTCCACCAAAAAGATGGCCATGCAGGTAAAGCAATTGTCACGGCAGTTACAGATACAGCCTCAGGACAAATCAAATACGATTTAGAAGATGGCGGTTATGGTTATACAATTGACAACACAAGATTACTTGTTTCCGACCAATCAATTATTTTAGATAACAGTGAAGACGGATATAATCTAGGATTTGTTATTGGCGAAACATTAGAAGACGCAAATGGTAATCAAGGTACTGTTATTGGACAAAATTTATCTTCTCTTGGAGTTAAGCTTGTAGGACCTTCTTTTACAGACAACACGGTCTTAACAACAGTTAGGCCACCAATTGATGGTGTAGCTCAAACTCAACTTACAATTGATTTATCTGATGTACGAAATCAATTAGTAGTAAAAAATAGTTCTTCTCCTGGACCTTTATATCCAGATACGACCGATACAGATGATGTTATAGTTTCTCAGTTGGGTGATACTTCAGTTGCTTCGGTAATTACTGATGTGATATCACCTTATGTTGGCGTTACATTAGACGCTGCTGATTACGGTGCAGTAACACCAATGTCAGGAACCGCTTCTCCTGTTAATTTAACAACACCACTTAACACTGCCTTTGATATTCAAGATTTAACAATCGGAAGAATTGTTGGATTTAATAATATTAACCCAGGCGCAGATTATCAATCAGATGTATTCTCAATTGCACAAGACGCGTTAATTAAAAATTTAGATCGTAAGAATCAGCTTGTTTTATTTGCTGATGCAGGAGATGCAGGTTCATTCTCAGTTAACGATAGAATTAAAGGTGCAACTTCTAATGTTACTGGTGTTGTGAAAGGTATAGATCAAGCTTCAGGATTTATTAGTATCATACCATATAATATTAACGGTCTTGATAAAGATGAAAATATTTATTTAGAGAATTCTCCAGGACAAGGATTTAACGTATTAAGTATTACAAACGATTACGGCGGCCAAGGAAGATTAGGTGATAACGCTGTTATCAATTCGACAACAGAATTTGCGATTGGTAAAATTTCAGAAGTAAGTATATTAAATTCTGGATTTGGTTATTGGGAATACGAAGTAGATGAAGAAGATATTATAGACTTCGCAAACGGTCTTGGAGAATTGAGAGAAGATGATGGTACATTTGTTTCTCATGGAATTATTAAAGCGCAGACACAAGGTAGTACAAGTGGTTATTGGGCAGGCAGGAATTCGCACTTAAGTGGATTTAAACAAAACAGTGTAACTACAACCACAACGAATAGACCTACTTTAGATTTTTCACTTATAGTATTAAGGATTGTGTTAGGTACAGATCCTGTCTCCACTTTCCCTTGGCTTTCTCCTTCAGTTGAAACTTGGTTAGCTAGTACTGCTTCTGATGGATTCGCAATATATGATTTAAGTAAACAAGGTTTGGCAATGAACGCTGCCACTTCCACTTGGTTTTCACAGTTAGTTACAGGAACGGCAGCTCCTAATATACAAGCAAGATGGGATAATATTGTTGTTCCTTCAATGAAAGAACAAGTTTGGTATGATTCACACGAGAATCTTTTATGGACCCTTGACCAAACAATTAATGTATATGACCAAGAATATTTAGATTCAGGAATGCGAATACAAGATAGTGATTTCTATCAAGAGTATTCATATCAAATTAAATCAAGTTTACCATTACAGAATTACGAAAAGTTATTAAAGGAAAACGTTCACCTAGCAGGTTCTAAACTATTCGGAGACTTTATATTTAAAGCGAAGGTAGGCGGAACAATCAAACCACGATTCTTAAGATTATTTAATGATGATGGTAAAGGTTCTCCGTTTGATATTGCTGAGATTGGTGATCTTGCTGCAGACGTAACGAACTTTACAGCTGATGCAACATTTGTTTCAGCTGACCATGAACCAGGTGGAGCAGGTGGATTAACACTAACACCAAGTGCGGTACCTGATTTAACAATTACAAAGAATTGGTATCAAGGTTTCCATGATTACGATATAGGTATAAGTATGCCTGAAACTGGTTCAGCACCTTACCCAGTTGCGATTCTATTACATGGTAATGGCGGTACTGCTTCAGGTATGGTAAATCAATTTAAAGATTCTTTACCTGGTCATATTGTTTTAGGTGTACAAGGATACGACAATTCATGGAATATTTCTAATGAAAGTTCAGATGGTCCTGATATTGAAGTGTTAGAGGAATTAATTGATATACTTAAACAATATAATAATGTTGATTCTACTAAGATTCGTATTATAGGTGTATCTAACGGTGGAGCACTTGCATTGAGAGCCGCAGTTGAAATTGATGATCCTGCGGTTGATACTATTGTATGTATGATTTCTCAAACGAACACGAGTCAATACAGAGACAGTTCATTCTGGTATCCTTTCACTGAATTATATACAGGTGATGATTACTTATTTGACGGATATACTACACAGCAGAATCCAATACCGCAGAGAAGAATTGTTCAAATGAATGGTAGGGCAGATCTTGTTGTTCCTTATTCAGGCGGTACTGCTCTTGGAGTTGACTTCCTTTCTGCTCGAGATTCTGCTTATAGGTTTGCTCAAGCACAAGGATATGTTGGAGCTGAAGGTGCTGTTCAAAGTGCTTATGGTAGTACTAGTAGAATATTTGATTATGGGAATGTGGTATTCTTGCGTGAAGATGTTGCTCATGTTGTCTCTGATGATATGAAGTTTTTGTTAACTCAATACCTCGAAAACAATTACGACATTGCGACGCAACCGTCATAAGCAATGAGAATAAATAATTTAATAAAGAATTTTAGGAAAATAAAATGTCTAAACAAATAATTAATATCGGTGCATCCGCCAATGACGGAACAGGTGATCCGTTACGCTCCGCATTCGATAAAGCAAACGATAATTTTAACGAGCTTTATATTGCTTTAGGAGATGCAAATAATCCGATTGATTTATTTGACATTAACGGCAACTTAGATCTCTTTGGTAAACCGCATAGAATAACATTCTTATACGACACCAAACTTAATCTTGATAATGTTAACGCATCTACTTATCATGGTGCTATAGGACATGCTCATGATACTGGTTCGTTGTATTATGCCCACGGTACTTGGAATAAATTATTAGCGGATACTTCTGCTGGTACAATTCTTAACTATACAGACCCACTTAACGCTTTTGTTTATAATACAAATATCATTGGTACTGAAACTGCTGGTTATGTTCTTTCAACAAGTGCAAACGGAAGTTATGCTTGGACTGAAGCTGCATCAGGTGGTGGTGGTTCTTTCGCAAATAACGATATTGACTTACATTTAAATACAAGCGCCGCTTCTGATAATGAAGTACTATCATGGGATGGTTCGGATTATGCTTGGGTTGCTCAGTCAGGTGGGGGCGGTGGATCATATTCAAACTCAGATGTTGATACTCATTTAAATATTTCAGGTGCAAGTTCTAATGAAGTATTACAATGGAGTGGTTCAGATTATCAATGGTCTGCATTGCCAAGCGCAGGTGTAACAAGCTTACTTGCTTTAACGGACGTAGGTTCAGATGGAACTAGTGGACAAGCATTAACCACAGACGGTGCAGGTAACTTTACATTTACAACAATAGGCGGTGGGGGTGGCGGTTCTTATTCTGATAGCGATGTAAGTGCTCACCTTAATGTAAGTGGTGCTTCAACTAATGAAATCTTAAGTTGGAATGGTTCTGACTTTGCTTGGGTTGCCGACGCAACTGGTGGCGGTGGTTCTTCAACCTTCGCTGGGTTAACTGAAATTGCTCTTGCTGATTTAGATGTACATGATATTGCGGTTCCTGCTACATCAGTTCATGTAATGACACCTAATGGTTCATCTTCATATCGTTCTGATATTCATGGGACAACTGATAACCCAACAATATATGTTAATGCAGGTGAAACAATCGCATTTGATTTAACAGATGTTACTGGTTCTCATCCGTTTGAAATTCGTTCGGACGCAAGCACTGCATATAATACAGGTTTGATTCATATTGCTCCTGATGGTACAAGATCAACAGGTACGAACGCCCAAGGTAAAACAAGTGGTACATTATATTGGAAAGTACCAGGATCTATAAGTGGAACATATAAGTATATATGTACTGTTCACGCAGGAATGATTGGTGATATTATAATTGCTGATCCATCTGCAAGTGGCGGTGGCGGTGGTTCATTACCAAGTCGTACTTCCCCATCACAAGCAACATCTTCAATTGCTGACGGTGCGTCTGCTAACATTGACATCACTGGATTTAAAGGATACGCCTTATATACAATTACAACATCAGCTGCAGCTTGGGTAACACTTTATACAGACGGTACATCTCGAACAGCTGATAGTTCAAGAACTGAAAATACCGATCCTTTACCAGATGCAGGTGTTATTGCTGAAGTAATTACAACAGGTGCTCAAACAGTAAAACTATCTCCTGGAACAATCGGTTATAATTTAGAATCAACACCAACAACAAATATTCCAGTTACAGTAAGAAATAAAAGTGGTAGTGCTGCAGCAATTACAGTAGCCGTAGAAATACTTCAATTAGAGGCTTAAATTAAATGCAAGAATATGTGATCACTCTTCACAATAAGGAAGACCTAGACGATTTCTATAATGATATGGAAACGCCTGGTGGCGATCTTTATATTCCTGATAGAGCAGTTAATGTAGAATTAAGAAGACCAATAAGTCGTAATACTCATTATATGTTAACACCTGAAGAGGTGATTGAATTAAAACAAGATCCGCGAGTATGGGATGTTAAATCGGCAAACCATATTAGATCAGCGCAAGGTAGTTATGATGGATTTGGAGTAGGCGGAACTTTTGAAAGAGATAACTTTATTCCAAATACTACAGATAAGAATTGGGGTTTATATAAACATGTGTTAGGCGATGATATTCCTAGCACAGATCTTTATAGTGGCTCAATTGCAGATGTGACTGGCGATGGTAGTGATTTCTTCAAACGTGAAGTTACTGTTAATGGTACAAGAATTATGGCGGCTGGTGCTGTAGGTGGTCAAAGTGCTGTGCCTGACGCGTGGATAGAAAAAATAGCTCGAATGTATGAATTGTTTTTAATACCAAATCAGTACCAGTCACAAATCAATGATACACTCCAAAGGAATCTTATACGAAATCTAAAAGGTTTATCTGGAACTTGGCATGAAGGCAAACCAACACTACAACGAGTAGCAAGAGGTGGTGGGGGTGATTATACTCCAAACTTTTTAACTGACTCAGGAATTATTAGTTGGAACCTAACAAACTTATTTGATACACACGTTGCTAACGATATGGTTTGGTATTTGAATTCATCTGGTACTCAAGGTGATGGAGATTTAGACGCAGGGGAAGTTATTGAACACATAATGCATACACTTCATATGCATGGATTACCAGCAGACGATATAAAACTGTATGCATACTTAGCAAGTGATTGGGCTTCAGGTGATTTATATGCTGCGATGGAAGAAGCATATGATGCTGGAAAATGGGATCCGTCAGGTTATAACACGCCTTCAAATGCCTGGAAAACAGATTCAGATGCTTTTGAAGTAGCAGCCAAAGAATACTTATACTTATTAAATTTCTGTATGTTTGAATATTCAGATTTATGGGACGGAGGAAGTCTTTCTCCAGAATGGACAGATGATATGCGTACCGAAGCTGGTATACAATCAAACAATCCATTAGGTTATGCATTCCATAACACATACATTAAAACAGTAATTAGTAAACCTTCATTAACAACAATACGAAATATATTCCAAGATGGTGATTCAGGCGATCCTACACAAGCAGGCGCATCAGGTTATGTTACTACAGGAAAAAATTGGGGTTATGATGGAGATAGAAAAGCAACACCAAATAATTATACAATTACA